CCAGAGCCTGAAGCTATTCAGGCGACTGCCAATCTCTTTAAGTTTGTGGCTCCACCAGTACCAGAAACTGCACCAAGATTTAAAGCATCAACCGAACCAACTCCAATACCAGTTCCTGAAGTTGTCACACCACCTGCGTATGAGCCTGATGATGGGCCACTAACTGACCATCAGATCGAACAGATACAAACGCTAGTGGCTCCACGTACTGACTTTGGTCCCGAGTTTCCCGGTAGCCCAGCCAAGGGTGATATGTTCTTGCGCACTGATTTCAGACCCAACCGACTATTCAAATGGAACGATCAACAGTGGATCCAGATTAATAAAAGTACCACTGACGCCTACACATATAACGAGCAATATATTGAATTTCTAATAGTCAAATTGCAGGATCGTGAATACGAGTGGGACGAATTGACCACAGCAGAACAACAGCGAGTAGAAGCCATCATAGGAGGGCCAATTGTCTAACTTTGCCTCAGCAGTAGAAGTATATACCAATTTTATTACCCCACCAGACTCAGTTGAAAATGGCAATCACACTGTGGTATTGATAGATGCCACTGATGAGCAGATAGATCATCTGGCAGAGTTTTGTCGTACAACCAATTGCAGCTATAATGTCTATATCTATAATAATGGTATGAACAATATTGACTGGTTAAATCTGGCACTGGCAGCGTCTGATGCATTTATAGTAAATACCGAACCCAATGATTTAAGCCCAGTCAAAGATCATATCGCTGAAAGTCCCAAGGCCTGGTATTATGGCCCCAAGAATTTTTTAATGAATAACCATAGCATCAACAATCCAGAAAAATATTTTCAGGACCACGAGAACAACATTAAATAACATTATGTCAACATTTAACAGATATCAAGATAAACCCAAAGGTTCCGCAGTAATAGTTCGTGACGATAAAGTCGAGCAGGCTCTACGCAAATTCAAGAAAAAAATCATGGAATCCGGGCTGCTTCAAGAGCTTCGTGAGCGTGAAACATACACCAAGCCCACTACCAAGCGTAAAGCTAACCGCGCCGCAGCCAAACGTCGCTGGCAGAAAAAACTGCAAGCAGACAGTTTGCCCAAAAAAATGTATTAATCACCATGGGCCTTCGAGAGCTCACACTAGACCGTCATCATGCGGCTGAAAATACTGACTTCATGCAGGCAGTCATTGCTGGTATTATGCCATTGAACATCTGGGCACAATATACCCAAGATCGTATAATATGGTACAGTGCTATAGAATATCAGGCTCAGCAGCATGGATTACTGAGTCAACTTCCGGGTATACAACGTACACAATCATTGGTACTGGATTTAATAGACATGACTGGTGGGATCATGACTGACCAAGATCATACGCAGTCACTAGCATATCATGATTACATCATGAATCTGACCACTGCTGATCAAGTCATGGCCCACTTGTATACCTGGCACATGGGAGATTTATATGGCGGCCAAATGATCAAACGCATGATCTCTGCTCCATGTCGTAGTCTGGATTTTGCAGATGCCGATCAGTTAAAACAAACCCTACGTACCATGCTGCATGACGGCATGGCTGAAGAAGTCAACGGTGCATTTGATTGGGCTATAAAAATTTTAAATGAATATAAGGTATAATCATGAGTAAAGTATGGGATCGTATTTCGTTATTGGCCAAGACCATTGAAACAAAATTTTCCGAAACAGGCACATTATTGCCTGAGGTGGGGGATGAGTATGAATGGTACAATAAAATTTATACCAGCGACAAATATCGTCGAGCACACGTGGAGATTGTGGACAAGCGGGCAGATTACAAGATGTTAATTTTACATTGCACAATATTCCCTCACTATAATGACCCAAGTCCCATATGGGGATTTGATGCTGTATGTGGCGCCAATAAAATCACAGGTGCATTTCATGATGTCAGTTCAGGTGGAGTTCCTGGTCATCCCATGGTGGAATGGTTTGCAGAACGCAGCCGTGAATTAACTTGGAATAAAAAACGTGAATTACCCGAATGGGCACAGGAAATATTTTCACCCTACATCATAGCAGCTGGCAATGTATCTGAAGATTCGGAATTAGATACATTAACCAATTTGGCACTTACCAGTTTAGACTATTATCTTGAAAATGTTGGTAAAACAGCACAGACAGAGATTGATTATTATCCTGTCCAGCTTAAATACAACCAAAATAACAAGTTAAATCCACATGTAAAACGTTCCATGATCAGTATGGGTGTTCCTGAAGAAGTTATTACAAAATTTATTGACCAAGTACTATATCCAGAAGCTAGATGATTTGTGGCTCAATTGGTGAATCAAAATAATTGACACCCTGATGAAAAAGTAGTATAAATATATATGTAGTGCCGATGATCGGGCTACATTTCAAACGTCATATTTTGCTTAACAGGAGATATAAAATGACACAATTCACATTAAACACCCTTGACTTACCTGCTCTTCACCGTCATGCCATCGGTTTTGACCGTATTTTTGACGATCTAAATCGCACATTCGCCAATAGTCGTGGCGACGGTTCATATCCCCCATATAACATCAGCAAACTGGATGAGACACACTATGTGGTCGAAGTCGCCGTAGCTGGGTTTAAGGAAAATGAATTAGATATAGAACTCAAGGAAGGCGTTCTAACTGTAACTGGTGAACAGGTTAAACCTGAAAACGAGCCACAATACCTACACAAAGGTATCAGTGCTCGCAATTTCACTCGCACATTCACACTGGCTGAAAATATGGAAGTGCGTGGTGCCACAGTAACCAACGGTATTCTGGCCATTGCTCTGGAACACATGATCCCAGAAGAGAAATTGCCAAAGAAGATCGCTATTACCTACACAAAGTAGTATAATAGTAACTTGAAGTACCTGGGGCAGAATTAACTGCCCCAGTGTTTAAACTTAAAAACATGGCAGACATCAAAACCAAACCCAAGACTGAAGTTCGTGCTCGTATCGCTCCCAAAGAGGATCTTCCGGAGCCCAAAGACTACAATGTTATCTATATTAATGATAATGTTACCACTATGGAATTTGTGGTGGAGAGCTTAAAGAACATTTTTCACTATGCTGAAGAAAGTGCCAATGCATTATGTATGCGTATCCACGACGAAGGTTCAGCGGTTGTAGCTACTTTGCCCTATGAGATGGCTGAACAGAAGGGAATTGAAGTAACACTGTTGGCCCGCACCAACGGATTCCCACTACAAGTTAAAATCGAATCTGAATGATATTCAATAAAGTAAAAGAACTCAAGGCGCAGGGACTGAGGATTGGTATCACCTTCAGCACTTTTGACATGCTACATGCTGGGCATATTGCCATGCTCAGCGAATCCAAAAATCATTGCGACTACCTGATTGCTGGTTTACAGACAGATCCTACTATTGACCGACCTGACACCAAAAATCCTCCGGTGCAAAGCATTGTGGAACGACAGATCCAATTGTCTGCCACTCGCTTTGTAGATGAGATTGTAGTGTATCAGACTGAACAGGATCTGATTGACCTGTTGTTGATATTACCAGTTGACGTCAGAATACTGGGCATTGAGTATGCCCAACGACCGTTCACTGGTATGAACGAATGTCATGATCGTGGTATTGAATTAATATTTAATAAACGAGACCATTCATTTAGTAGCTCAAGTTTACGCCGCCGCGTGGCAGCCGCAGAAAGCCATCGACTATTGACATCAACCAACAAATAAAGTAAAATAACAGCATGGATATAATGCTGGATTTAGAAACCTTGGGTACCAAACCTGACACAGTTATATTGACACTGGGCGCAGTTAAATTTAACCCCTACTCTATGGATACGCCAGGACCTGGATTCTATGTTCGTCCCAATGTGGATGAACAATTGGCCCGTGGTCGTAGTTACCAGGAAGATACGTTACTCTGGTGGAATGAGCAAGTTGGGGATGTTAGAGAGGAAGCTCTGGGAGAAGAAGGTCGTATCAGTGTTGAACAAATGTTGGGTGACCTGAATAGGTTTTTAGTGGGCGTGGATAATATCTGGTGCCAGGGACCAGCGTTTGACATTGTGATCCTGGAGAACGTCTATCACCAGTACGGTTGGCCCTGTCCCTGGCATCACTGGCGTATCCGTGATAGTCGTACTCTGTTTGGTGTACATGGTGATCCTCGAGAAAAGAATAAAGCCGGACTGCATAATGCACTGGAAGATTGTGTTAGCCAAGCACAAGGTGTACAACTAACATATAGTAAATTAGGGTTAGAGCCCAGATTTAGTAATTAAGACGCCGTTGGATGTCAGTCCAATCCATCCGGCTGT